ATCGTATTTTGCTATCCATCTAAAATATAATTTGTCATCTGCTTCTTTTTCGTATGCTTTATTTAATAATTCCGTTCCCGTTAAAAAGTCCATTTTAAATACGTATTCAATATTTGAGTATCGTTTTAATAGCAAGTCAATACTGTCTATTTCATCAATCGACCTGCTGATTTGAAAAAACTTGATATGCCTGGCTTATTCTTAAATTCTTCAAGATACTTTAACCCTTCTTCAAATGGAAGTTTTAAATATTCTTCAGGTGTTATTCCAACCAAGCTTGCCAAAAATCCATTAACTTCTTTTTCAGCTAGGTGCAAATTCTCAAATACTGTTATAATCAATTCAAACCCTGCTTGTTCTTGTGTTTTTCCTTCGATTACTACATCGGATTTTAGTTGCATTTTTTTTAATATCTTTGACATTGTATAGACATCTTGCATTGTTAAATCTCTCATGTTTTCCTCCGTTTAGAAAAAAAGGGATTAATTAAAACCCCTTATGCTTCTACTGTAACATCAACTGTAATATTGTTGCCCTTGTCCATCATCAATGTGAATACATAGGTTGCATTAGCCAAAGTTGTAAGATATTCTTTTTCTAACGTCACTGTGCCTGCTGCTAACGTGTAGCCTGTTGCTATAACGTATTGATCGCCGATTTTAACGCCGCCAGTGACAGCATTATCAGATGATGTTATTGTTAGTACGATGTCAGCTGGCGCTGCTTTGCTAAATGTATGGTCAGCATCATCTACTGTGTTGGTTATTGCTTTCGGATAATAGATTTTGAATGGTGGAGTATTTAAATCTGTGTCTGTATAGTGACCCATAAAGGTCAAAGCCAATACTGCCTCTGCCTTATCTGCAACGTTGACAGTTAAACCACCTGTGTTTAATGCGTTATAAACTTGAATTACAACAGGAGCATTTGTCCCACTCAACAAGCCTACCCAAGTTATATTATCAATGTAATCAGTTAATGCAATCTCGTTTTTAGCTGTTATGATATCATAATTTGCTGACGTAGCTGTATCAACTGAACTTGCTGCTAATGCGTTTTGGATAGTTGATTTCTTAACTTCCTTAACGTTAGCCATCAAAGTAATAACCCACTCATCAATAACTTGCAATCCTTTTGCAGCACCTTTTATGCCATCAACTTCAATTTTTCTAATTGTTGGTATCGCACTAAACGTTCCTCCGCCTGATGTCGCACCAATTAACTTCCCTGCAGTAACCGCACTTGCAAAAGTGTCAGTTCCAACATAAAAGTTTTTAAAAAACGCACCTGCGTCTAATAACAGGCTCTTAGGCGTTTCGGCTGTATATCCTGAATAATTAGCCATATGTTTATTCTCCTTTCATTTCATGTAATTGTATTTCAAACAGAAGTCTTTTTCTAATAACTTCTTTGTCAGATTCTCTTACTGTTTGTCTTGCCCCTTGATAAATTGTCATTTGTAACACACCATCAATATAATGCATCTCATTTAGTGCAAATTGTATATTGTCAGCCAAAACCTCTGCGTTAATACTTCCATTTCCGTAATCTAAAACATTAATTTCTAATTGAAATAATGTTTTCCCATGCGTATAAGTGAGTTCGCTAAGTTCATAAACTACATATGGATGAGTGGCATTATCAGCCGCTATCTCATAATAAACATTTGTTGTGATTGCTGTCAGTTTTGATTGCAATACTTTTCTTAAAAAAATTGTCTTACTCATTAGACACCTTCTCACTTTCGTCTATTAACGCTAACGCTCTCGCTTCATCTTCTAGTGCCGAAAGATATTGGCTTTGTATTTTTACAATCGTAGGTATATTATCTGCAACTGATGTGTATAAGGCTGATTGTTTTGGGATTGATTCGGTTCCAATCTCTTGAAAAATTCCATAAAATCCGCCCGGCTTAAAACCAATTTGCAAATCCATTTCTCTTTTTCTAACCCAATACTGTGTGTTTTTTGCTAATCTACCTGTTTTTCTTTTTATTTTTTTTCTTGTTTCTCTCGCAATAAACTTCCCGACATCTTTCAAGGCTGCTCTTGTTAATTCCTGAATTGTGTAATTGGCTTTGTCGACTGACGAAATGAACGTCATGCCATCTTTTTTGCTGAATTTTGTAACACTTTTAGGCATTGGCATTTAATATCACCTCGTCACGACTATTTCAAGTTCATTAGTATTTTTTTTGTAGGTTCTAAGCACCTTATATTTATTGTTATTGTATTCAATATCTTGCTGGTCATCATAGTCATAATAGTCAGCCAAAACAAAAGTATACTCTGGTTTTAGACCTACCGCCATTGATTCATACGTTTCTTTCATACCGATACTTCTGATGTCAGCAAATACTTCTTTTTCTGTGACAGTTTCGACCATATCACCGATATCATTAGTTGATAAAGTTATAGTTAATAAAGTTATTAATTCATTATACAACCTCAACCACCACCATATAACCCGTTGATTTTCGTAAACAATCTAATTGATATTGCCAGCTAGTGAAAAACCCTTCTCGCATTTTAAGATCGGATGCAAAAGAATATTTACAATATGTTTTTATAGCATCAAGTATCAAAGCATCTGTTTCTATTATTGATGCATTTTTTATTCCCGCACGTTCCATTTCCGATTTAGCAGCCGAGATAGTTGCCGAAACTTCTGTATCTAGTTTAGTATGGCTTATTCTTAATGCTTTTTTTACATCATCTAACACAGCCATTTAATCACCTACTTCTTTTTAATTGCAGTTTCTATTGCTTTTTCCTTCTTAACTATTTTGACCTCTATGACTTCTTCTATCAAAGGTGTTGAAGATGCCGAGAGTAGTTCAAGTACTCTCGACTTATTAACTTCAAATTCTTCTCCAACTTCTCTAATAGTGTTTTCTTTTAGATCAGTAAACTTTATTAGAGTTTTAACTTTCATTACGCAGCCACACCTACAGTAACAAGTGCTCCTGCTTTATCGTTTGTTAAAGTTCCTTCTGCTATAGCAAATCCTGCAATAGTATGAACGTGCTTTTTAATGTCATTGTCTTTTTCTAACATAATATCTTGTACTATGTTATAGATGAATTGTGTCGGGTCAAGTATAAGCACCTCACCAGCTACAAGCGCATCTTCCTCTTTAATTCCCTTACCAAACAATTGACCTGAAATAGCATCTTGATAATTTGGAATAAATCCTAACAATCCTTCCATGCCTGTCATATTAGCTATGTTTCCGTAGAACGTTGCGTTATTGGCGTATACGTTCACTTTTCCAGTTCCTTTTAATAGTCCAAGTCCTTTTAATATATCCTCTTTTGCTAGTGTTCCTGGAAGCACTGCTGCAAAATTATTTGCTGCTGCTAAGTCTAATTTAATCTGTGCTACTATATCTTTTGTCATTGCTGCACCAATTCTGTTTGCTATTTCTTTTACTAAATATTGCTCAAATGCTGGTATAGATAATTTTCCAAGTCTGTAAGAAAAGTCTACGTGTTTAGAGAAGTCTTTTCCTGATAATGAAACACTAACAAATGTATTTTCTTCATCATCATTAGCAACACCCTCTAAAACTACCGCCGCATCACCTGTAACAATAGCAGTATGCTTAACAATGGAAATAACCGCACCAGTTCTCAATACTTGAACATCTGCCAATAATGGATGTGCCTCTTCCATTGTTGAATAAATCTTATTTTGTAATTCTGCAGGCATAACCACTTCTTCTGTGTTAACCGTTGTGTGAGTAAATAAAGTTCTTTCCTCAACAGTCATTGTTTCGCCTAGCAAATTCTTCAAAAACGCACTTTTATATTCTATTGTATCAACTGCGGATGTTTTTTTAGGCATTTCGGTTTCTCCTTTTCTACTTTCGATTATTTTTGAATTAGGTTCAGTCCCTTCTGTGATAGCAAGTGCTGTTGCTTTTCTTCGCTCTAAATCTTCAAGTTCTACTTTTCTTTCAAGCAATTCTTTCTTTTCAATACCTAAAGTTTCAACTGATTCAATATCTGTTGCATCTCTTACTTCAATTTCTAATGCTGATAACCTTTCAATTATTTCTTTTAATGTTTTCATTTGTTACCTCTCTTTCTTTTTTTATAAAAATAGTATTTTTGCTTTTGCTAATTCCAATTTTTTCGTGTGTTCTAGTCTCTCCGCTTTCTCCACTTCAATCACTCCGTCGAAGTAAGAACGAACACTTATTTCAGTATCTTCTGATGCTGGCAAGCTAACAGCTGATACATCATAAACTTTTTTAACTTTTAAAATGGTTCGTGTTCTTGTTTCTGAATTATATAAATCCTCTCCAACTGTAAACGCCCATGACATTTTTGTTACAAGTCCAGTAGCAATTTCTTCATGCATATCTTTACTTGCTTTTGATTTTGATAGGTCTGCCGCCATAAAAATACCATTCTCATTAGCTTCAACAATCAAAGTTTTGTTTGAATTTCTAGCTAATACTTTTCCACGATGGTCGTATTGCATTATGATGTCCGACATATCAGCATTATCTAATGCATGTCTATCAACTACCTCATAATACTTAACCCCATCATATTCCCCTATACAGTATGGCTTATTAAATGTAGTAGCCAACCCTTCAACATAATAGTCGCTGTTTATTCTTTTTTCTTCTGTTACAACATTAAAAGGCAATACCAATGCCCTATATTGTCTGTCTTTTGTTGTCACTTCAACACCTCTTTTCTCTAATTCGTCAATGTTTAAATTTTTATCATCAACATAAAAATCAACACTCAATTTTCTGCAATCACCACCGTATTTTTTTATTTGTTCTTCTAGGTTTTCGTTAACTGCATCAAATTCGATGCCTTGTTCTTCGCACCATGTAACGGCATCGTCTAATAACTCATCCATTCTGCAAGTCCATAATATTAATTTATCGCCATCTTTCTTGTGTCTTTTGCAGAAATCTATAGTTGTTTGAATTGGCTTGCCTATTTTGGGATATAAGTTTTTACAGAGAGTTCCGTCAAAGTCTATTGCATAAATCATTTTTCACCCTCCTTCAACGGTTCTGTTTGTCCTTCATCATCTGCTATGTTGTCAATATTCCCAACCTCAGCATATTCTTTTCTTATCACTCTTATATCTCCACCCTCAACAGGTGATAAATTTAATACTTCTCTGTATTCATTAATTGATATAACCCCTCTGTCAATTAATTGCACCATTGCCATTTTTGCTGATGTGCTAGCGTAGGCAAGCCGATTGCTTTCAAATATAATCTCGTTGCCAAAGCCAAGCTCTCTATCACTAAATATTTTATTAGTTAATTCCAAGCTTAATGCCAATAAAAATGGTTCTAATCTGCTTTCATAAAACGCTTCATAATCATCGCCTGATAACTTACTCATTAATACATCATCATTAACACCAAAATATCTATAGATATTGTTTCTAAGTTCTTCTGTCTGTCTATAATTAGCCATTTGTGGTTGCATTGTTATAGGAGCAAACTCTTGTGTTGCATCCAGTGATGCTATCCCACCTTCATTAGTTATACTCATATAATCTTTTACAAATTGGTCTTTCTGCTTTTTAACATCTGCAGGGTCAATCATTGCTTTAGTTGATTTTAATATTCCGCGTAGGTTAGCAGTTGATTTGATTGCATTTTCTAAACCCTGATTAGTTGTATTCAATAATTCTATTGATGTTAGTATCGCTGTGTTACTATCTCCGAAAATATCTGATGTATTATAGTCTTTTCTTAGTACCGCTAATTCTTGCCATGATATTGTGACTACATTGCCGCCGCTAAATTGAAACTTGATATATAAATCACCAAATGGCCCCTCGATAGCTTCAAGCATAGCTTTCGGCATAGGATATAAACCAATACACCTTCCCATATCATCCCTGTTAATGTAAATAAAAGATGTGTTGTCGATTTCAAGCCTAGTTCTAACCTTATATAAAAAATCCTTACCATTCATATACATATTAGGTTTATATTGAATTAGTTTTTCAAGTCTTTTGTCGCCTTGCTGTCTTTGACCCTCAACTCGTCTAATAACTTTGACGTTCGCCTTGCTTGAGTGTTCTGCTAATGCTCGAATACTGCTTCTAACTATTTCATTAGCATATATATCAGAACCAAAAGCACTAAAGACAGCTGTATAATTTCCAACTTCTTTCCATGAGCCAGTTGTTATTACTCGTTTAACACCCCCAAATATTTTTGATATAGCATTTCTAAATTCCACATTATCACCTGCCTTTATTTGATATACTTAATATAATCTGATTCGTGGTTTAAATAACTCACCATCGCATTTAATAAACTAACCATGCCATCAATTCTCAAACTTGCACTACTTTTGACAGGCTGAATACTTTCAATTCCATCTTTATTACTTGATTTTTTAGCTGTATTTAATAAACACCACCTTAAAATCGGATTGTTTTGATATACCATTTTATGGTCTACAAATAAGCCACCTAATTGTTTCATTGGATAAGAAAACGTGTATGGTCCCTGTGCTACTTTCTCCATGTCGAATCCGCTTTCTGTCATTTCTTCAACCCAATATCCCGCAAGTGCCCTATCAAATCCTATCCATAACGGTCTGATATTGTGTTCTTTGACCATTGACAAAAACCATTGCGTAACTTGTCTAAAATCAACTGTAGCTCCTTCTGAAACTGTCAGCCAACCTTTTTCTGCCCATATTTTGTACGGTGCTTCTTTTGTGTTCCTGATTTCTAAGTTATCAACCCTTGATTGTGGTAGAAAATATTGCTGTAAAACATAAAAATTGGAATCATTAGGTCTTTTGATAACCAATGTAGCACAAGTTAAGTCTGTAGTTGATGACAAGTCGCATCCTCCAACTGCATAAGTGTTTTTTAGATAACTCATGTCGACTACTTGCTCGTTGACAACATCCTGATATGTTAACCAATTTTCTGAAGTGTTTTCAGGAATGTTAAAGTCTTTTGTCAATAAAGTTGGTAAAAATTTGCTATCTCTTTTAGCTTTTTCAACATTATCAGCTAATGCTTTAATACTTTTTATAGTGCCAAGTCCAGGATTAGCTTTAGCCCAACATTTAGGATCTAACCATTCTTCTCTTTTATCTAATTCATAAATCAAAGGGAGCATCCCGTAGTCCTCAAATCCTTCTGTCCACAAAGCAACATTACTTGCGTAATTATACATATCATCAAAAAACAATTCTCTAATAAATCCATTGGTACTGATTAACCATGCTAGTGGTTGTTCTCTAGCTGATTGCGATTGTTTCATAACGTCATAAATCTTTCTATTTCTTGCTTCATGAAATTCATCTAAACTAAAAAAATGAGCATTAAGTCCATCCATTGTTTTGGAGTCTGCCGCTAAGGCTTTTATAAAACTAAAAGTGGCAGGAAAATATATATCTGATTGTCTTTTTTTAGTAATTGATTTTAAAGCATCCGACTGTACCCTCATATTAACTGCTTCGTTGAATATTAATTTTGATTGGTCTAGTTTATTTGCTGTGCAGTATATCTCTGCTCCTGTTTCACCATCGGCGACTAATACATACCACTCAACCGCTGCTGTTTCGGTGGATTTTCCCGTTTTTCTTGCTCTGATATCAATGACTTCCTGGATGCGTCTTTTATTGGTTTCTTTAACGAGCGATCCAAACACCAGCTGTATCTTTGCTTTTTGAAACAATTCAAGTTTTACCGGATGCCTTGCAAATTTACCTTTTGAATGTTTGCAAAACTTTTCGATAAAACCTATTGGACTACTTCCGGCTTCTATGTTGAAATAGAAAGGCAAATCTTTTGACTTGTCTGTTATCCATTTCACTTCTCGCTCATAGGTGATTGCTACCTTCTCACTAACTACTTCTTTACCTTTTTCAATAGCTTTGAAGTATTCAACTACCCAATTCATTTTCTACCAAACGCATATTTTAATATTTCCTCGCTGGCTTCCTCTGCTTTGACATCGGGCAACAAATCCTCTAACTGTCTAATGATTGCTGTGTGATTTTTTATCATAGTATTATATATTTCAACCTCTGGTGACTTTTTAGTTCCCCATTGGTTCTCACCGTTTCTATATTCCGACATGACACCATTTTCATTTATCTGTACTTGTAAGTCCTCTAATGTAATTGTCATAAAGGCGGCGTTGCGTAATAACGATATAACAATATCTTTTTTATCTTTTGCTAAGTCCTTGAATATTCTTTTAAGTCTGCCAAACTCTTTATTTGTTCGTTCATCTTTTGATAAATGTTTTGAAGTTATCATATAATCATCTCCGTTTACTACACCCTAGCTATCAGGGCTTTAGTCAGTTTAAAAAAAG